ATGTCTGTGCAGCCCCATGAACGCCAAGATCCGCTCGGCCGCTTTATCCGCGTCGGGACTAGGGTTCGCGACGCCCACCACAACGTCACCGGCACCGTCGAACGCCTGAGCAAGATGGCATGGATCGTCGACGATGCGGGAAAGCGGCGCGGCGTCAATTACGATGACCTGACGGTGATTCCCGAATGACCGAATTCCGCACCCTGCGCGAAACCCTCGGCTGGTCCATCATCCAGACTGCCGAGGCGCTGGATCGCTCCTGGCGCTACGTCAAGGAATTGGACGTGGGCGACAAGCAGCCGCACCCCCACACGCTGGCGCTGATGCGGACCTGGGCCGCGCCGTGGTTCCCGGCCGACCGGCGGCCGCAGCCCGGCCGGAAGGACGCCGCCTGACCCCAAAAGCAAACGGCGCCCCGAAGGACGCCGCTGCCGTCTTGGTTGGTGGTGGGTTGTGGCCGCGTCTATAGCCGCGAGCCGGCCCTGCCTTGCAGCAGTTCGGCGCCGTCTGCCACCGGCGCTGTGACCAGGGGTCCCGCCCCGGATTGCATATCAGGCGATCAGGCCGCCCGGACGAAAGAAGCCTTCTCGCTATAGTGGCCGTTGCTCTCGCCCAGCCAGCGAATCGTCACGCTGCCCTTGATGGTCGCCAGCTTGTAGAACGTCCACGTCCAGCTTTCGCTGTCCTCGCCCGGCCGATCTCCGTCGTTGCTGGACGACACTTCTTCCGCCTGCAAGAGCGGCGTGCCGACGAGGTCGTCGAGATCGCCGGTCACATCCTCGACGCTGACGCTCTCGCAGCAATCGCGCTCGTGATAGAGTTTGAACGACGAACCGTCGTCGCAGAGAAACGTGATCGTTTCTTTGTCGTCGGCCACCTCGACCGAGGCCAGGGTCTTCCCCTGAAGTTCACCGAACACCGCGTCACGCATCGATTACCCCTGGTCTTGGCAAGGTCCCGACCACCACCCCGCCTGCTCATGGGCAATCGCGCGCCTCAACGGGGCGGTGGTCGAACTAATCTGGTAAGTGCCTTCAACCACTCAGCCACCCAGCCGAAGCGGCTAGGGCAGGATTCGAACCTGCGCGATCCCATGCGGAACCGTCCTACCAGAACTCTGTGCCCATATAGGGCCGAACTATATCGATGCAGGGTGTCGCAGCCCTGATTGTCATCCCGGGATCGAACCGGAGGCGGCCGTCGCCGCCACGTCACCAGACGCCACCGAACTCTGTGCCCCGAAGGGCGAAACTGTCGTTGCGGGCCGGGCGCTACGCCGGCTCTTGCCGCATCGTGACCCCTGGTAAGCGATTCACAACTCGGCAATCCTGCCTCAAGTGCTGCGTATATCGACCAGGAACGTATCGGCATTGACATTTCAGCGTGTCTGCTTTCCACGCCGCCGCAACGCCAGGACGATACTCCCATCGAGCCGGGTTAACAAGGGGCTGTGATCGTGCGATGATGGGGCCATGGAAACGCGATACCTGATCCACGAGGCGCGACGCGCGATCATCCTGGGCGACGACATCGTCGGTCAGGCTCACGGGATCGAGCGTCCGGACGGGCTGCACTGGCAGATCACGATCAATGAGGGGTGGCGCGGCGTCATCGAGTTGCCGGAGGTCGGTCCACATCGGATGGCGCGCGAGGCATTCGAGACGGAAGGCAAGAAGCGGCTGGTGTCAGCGATGGACGAACGGCAGTACCTCATCCAGAACGCCGCTGACCGGGCGAACGTGGATCCGGCCGACCATTGGGGATTTTTCCCGGTCGATGAGATGGCTCGTGAGGCCTGCCGACATGTCCGTCTGCACGCGAGGATGCTGCACCTGGAGGCCGATGCAGAAGCTCAGCAATGCCGGATCGCCGCCGACCGCGCACCGGCCCCGACCCGCGACCTGACTGCGTGGCAGGCGATCGGGGAGATGCTGGGCTGGGGCGGCCTGCCAGCCACCAACCCTTGAGCATTGCTCCATAGTTCGGCCGGCCGAACTTGTAACGGGTGCTTACAGGTTGGCGCACGCGGGCCATGTCCCATTTTGCTTCATCATTTGATGCAGAAAATTGGGACATCCACGCCATCCAGACGCAGAAAAACCCCCGCCACCCTTTCGGGCAGCGGGGTCAGGTTGCCAGCGGTGTTTCCTGGCCGCTGGTCGTCAGCAGCGAAGTCGATTTTTCCGACCGCGTCCGTGGTCGCAAAAATCGACGCGACCGGAGGGGCGGTTATATTTCGAGTTATATTTTTCGGCGCCGTCGTCGGTCAGCAGATGGCCGTCAGGGAGTCTCGATCAGCCCCCTCACCTCGCCCAGCCGCCGCCGACAGTCGTCGCCGGCCTCGGCCAGGTCCAGCACGTATTCGGCCGCGTCGGCCTCGCTGTAGGGCCAGGCCGGCGGCTCGGGCTGGTCACGGCACCGCAGCAGGCCGGGCGGGATCTGGGGCGGGACCAGCTGGACCTGCGTCACCACCGCCGGCGGGGGCGGCGCGACGCAGGCCGTCAAGAGCAGCGCGGATGCCAAGGCCAGCAGGTGGGCTTGTCGGGTTCGCACGGCGGATCTCCCTTTTCAGCACGTCGAGGCGGCTGGCGGCGGCCTGGGCCGCTTCGTCGGCGCGCAGGGCGGCGGCATCGGCCCGCGTCCGGTCGGCCCGCTCGCGGGCCCAGGCGTCGACATTGGCGATGTTGGTGGCCACCAGCTGGTCGACCGTCGCCTGCAGGCGGCCCTGGGCAACGATCGCTGCCTCGGCCCGGGCCCGCTCGGTGTCACGGTCGTGGCGCAGCCAGGCGACATAGCCGCCGACGGCCACGACCAGCAGAACCGCGGCGGCTATCAACCAGACGCGGGCCTGGCCCAGCAGGGCAGTCACAGGCCGGCCTCGATCATCGCCCGCCACTTGGCGACGCGGTCGACATAGTCGATCGTCTCGCGGCTGTGCCGCCCGGTGATCGCCGGCAGGCAGGCGATGATGTCGTCGTAGAGGACGGCGCCGCGGCAGGCACGCTGCGCCGCCAGGATGTTGCCGAGGCCGGCATTGTAGGACGCCTGGGCCAGTTGCTGCCGGTCCTCGATCGGCCGGGGCGACGACCAGGCCTTGCGCTGCTTGGCCATGTAGTAGGCGCCGGCATCGATCGCCAGGTCGCTATCGACCCGCGCCTCGGGCGGCAGGCGTAGCTCGCGGACGACCTGCGACCATGTCGCCGGCATGAACTGGGCCAGGCCGGCGGCGCCGACCGGGGAGACGGCGCGCGGGTTGAGGCGGCTCTCCTGCCACAGCTGGGCTTTCCAGCCGGCCCAATGCGGATAGTCGCCCCACCAGGTCGCGACGGACTTGCGGATCTGGCCGTCATACCGATCCGTCATCGCGGGCCCGGCCGCGACGGCCGTGCAGCCGATCACCATGCCGGCCAGCAGGCAGATGCCGACGAATCGGGCGCCGTAATAGATCGCCGCGGCGATCGGGTTGTCGCGGATCGAGGCGATGGCGCCGCGCCAGCCGAGGCCGTCGTCATCGGTGCGCAGGGACTTGCGGGCGCGGCCGTCCAGCCACATCGACATGGCAACCACCATGATCACGGCCGCGACCGCATAACCGAACCGCATCAGCGCGGCCAGGGTCAGGTAATCCTCCATCGGGGAGCCCTCCTTTCGGGCATGAAAAAGGCCGCTGGGATGCGGCCGGGGTGGTCGTCGGATTCGGGACCGGTCAGGCCGGTTCGCGGGTTGGCGGCTGTATCGCCTTGGCCCGGCGGCGCAGCAGCGCGATCGACAGGTCGACCTGCATCAGGTGGGCGATGTCGTCGCTGATCGTGTGGACCTCGACGGCGCCGCCCGGCCGGGCGATCACCAGTTCGATCGGCGCGTCGTGATGGTGGCGGATGTAGGGTGCCGGGGCGCCGCCGCGGATCACGGGCCGGGCCGGCCGGTCGATGTCGTCGGCGCTCACGCCGCATCCTCGTCCAGCGCGGCAGCGGCATCCCGCCGTCGGCGCTCGCTGAACATGCCCTTGACGCTGCGGATGACGCCGATCACGCCCAGGATGGCGGCCGTCGCGACCGCGATCAGGGAAAAAAAGGCATGGGCGTCGGCCATGCTGATGCCCCACCAGGCGCTACCGGCCACGGCCGTGGCGATCCCCAAATCGGTGCTCGGCGTCGAGGGGGTCATGCGGCACCCAAGGGCGAGAGGATCGGTCGATCGAGCATTGGCTCCCCCAAAGAAAAAGGCGCCCGAAGGCGCCTGCTGCTGGAAATGTGTGGGTGGTCAGATCCGCCGGCCGCCCTCGTCGGGCTCGATGGACCGGGCGCAGTGGTCGGGATCGCCGAGCGCGGCGAACACTGCATCGACCAGCCAGCGAAGCCAGGCCGTGCGCCGGCGGCAGGCCGCGCCGAAGTCGCCCCGGGCGGCCTTGCCGAGCACGCTGGACAGCGTCTCGTCGGGATCGCCACCGATCAGCGCGTTGCAGGTCTGATCAATGCCGACCAGGATGTTGAGCGCCCAGCGCGCGGGTTTGCGCATCACCATCCCCCATCGATGTCGATCGCCTGCAAGGCCACGATGTCCTCGGCCTGGCGGATCAGGTTCTTGAGCATCCAGGACCGGCCCATCTTGGCTTGGCCGTTGGCAGCCATCGCGGCGAGCATGGCCGAGCAGTCGGCGGCGGCAATCGCCACCGTCGCATTGCTGGTCGTGCGGGCCGGGACCATCGTGTCACCGGCGCCGATCGCAATGAGCTTGGTGCAACCTGCATCCAGGATCAGCCAGTTCGTCCGGTCGTAGAGGTCGCGGGTCTGCAGGACCTGCGGGCCGGCGGGACCGACGCTGCCGTCCTCGAAGACAGCCAGCAGGTCGCCGAAATCCCAGCTGAAGCCCGCGCCGAACGCCGTCTGCAGCCGGCCCTCGACAGCCGCGACCAGGTCGACCCGGATATCGGCGACCGGCCGGTCGACCACCTCGCGGGCCAACACCAGCCGGCCGGCCTCGTCGGTCGATTCGATAACATCACCCAGGGCCTCCCACAGCGGGTCATGGGGCGGGTCGACCAGGGCGACCAGCAGGTCGGCGCGGACGTCGTCGACCGGGCGGGCCAGGATCGGGCGGGCCAGGACGATGCGGCTGGCGTCCGCGTCCAGCGTCTCGACGGCGTCGCCCAGGGCCTCATAGATCGGGTCGATCATGGGATCGGGATCGAACACGATGGGCCACCAGCCCAACGCGGCCAGGCCGGCATCGTCCAGGCCCAGCGCGGCGACGTCGCGGGGCAGCGATCCCTGCCAGGTGCAGACGCCATCGATGACGCGGCCGTACATCATGCCAACTCGATTTCGACGCGGCCGTCGTTTCCAGGAATGGTGCCGCTGGTCGGCGACCCTGCACCAGCACCCCAGCCGGTACCGGCCGACGCTGACCCGACCAGATTGGCGGCGCCGCCCCGCGGGGCGGCGAGGCCGCGCACCGACGGTGTCGCACCGACGCCCGGCGTGGCGCCGCTGTTCGCGCCGCCGGCACCATCAGGTGAGGCGGGCGCGCCGCCGGCAAGGACCGTCCCCGAGAAAGACCCGCCTGCACCGCCGCTATAGCTCTCGCCGCCGGTGCCGCCGCTCGCCGTGCCGCCGGCACCAGCGAAGGCCCCCGGGCCGGCCGTGTAGGTCACGCCGGCGAAGGTCACGCTGCTGCCGTTACCCGTCGCGCCGGTGACGCCGGCACCGATCGTGATCGACGACACCGTGGCTGCGCCGCTGAGCGGCAGCCAGGCAGTGCGACGACATGCGCCGCCGCCGCCGCTGCTGCCGCCACCGGCCCCGCCGCCGGCCCCGTAGATCGAGAAGCGGATCCAGCTGAAGGTGCCAGCCGGCAGCGCGTAATTCGAATAGCTCCCGGCAGCGAGAGAGATCAGTTGCGGGGTGCTTGAGGCGGATGGGGCGCCGCCGCCCTGGTGCATCAGCATGATCAGGCGTCCGTCGAAGCGTCGAGGGTTACGAAAATCTTGACCCACAGCAGCCTGGCATCGACCGCGAGGGTGTCGCCGCCGGCAGCGGCATCGCGGTAGACCTCGAAGACGACAGTGTCGCTCTTCGCCGGCGTGTTGCTGATCGTGACCGCGGAAGTCGCGGCCGACACCATGATGTCGCCGACAGCGGTCAGCGTGTCGGTCACGGTGACCGCTGTCCCGAATGCGGTATCGATGACATCGTCGTCCGACATCGCGACACCGCGGATGCCCCAGACGACGGCCCCGCTGCCCGAGGCCGCGGTCCAGCCGAACTGCGCCGTGATCGTCCCGGCGTTCCAGCTTTTGGGCATGCCGACGATGATCTGCGCGTATTCGGCGGTCGATGCGTCGAAATCCAGCAAGGCGAGATTGATCTTGTTGGTGGTGGTCTCGATCGTGTTGCGCGCCGGCCCGTTGGTCGACCGCGGGGTGATGCCGCCGGCAGCGAAGAACATCGTATGCAGGCCCTGGGCCATCACACCGCTGACATCGGCGGCGACAAGCGAGACGGCGCCGGTCTTGCCAGCCACCGACAGGACGCCGCCGGCTGCGCCGGTCGCGCCGCGCGCGCCGGACATCTGGATGATCCAGTCGGCGCGCGACCCGGTACCGGCCCCGACGACCTGCACATCGACCGTGAGCGCGGTGCCGACGCGCGATGAAACCTGCCCCCACATCCAGTGGGTCAGCGGATTGGCGGCCGAGGCCAGCAGGACGAATTGCCCGGTTACCAGCGGCAGTGCCGTTGCCATCACGAACGACAGCGATCCGGTGCCGATCGTGCGCGATGTCGCCGACGTCGTTGAGGTGATCGCGAATGCCTCGGCTTCACCGGCGGCATCGACGGTCCGATTGAAAGTGTCGATCAGCGCCTGGAAGGCCAGCAGCAGGTTGTAGCGGCTGCCGCCGTTCGCCAGGCCCTCGGGGTTCGTCGCCGAATCGTAGGCGCCGTCGTTGACGACAAACCCGTTAGGAAACGTCGCGCTTTCCATTTCAAAGCACCTCTTCGAGGGTGAGCGACGCCGCGCTGTGACCGGGGATCGCGTAGCGGATGCCGGCACTATTGGACGCGTTGCGTGCGGGGAATGATTTCCTGAGCCACTGTTCCGGCTCGACCGGGTTCTCGATCCACATGAAGGGGACGTCGAGATCGAGTTGGCGCTGCAGCTCGTAGATCACAGCCAGCGCCTCGGCATCGGGCAGGTATTCGATCTGGCCGACGAAGGTGCGCGGCTTGTTGCGGCGGTCGAAGGATTTGGTGCCGCCCAGGGCTTCGAGCTCCACGCTGCGAAACCGGAAACCGAGTTCGGCGCCGTAGGACACGTTCATGCTGAGCTGCGTGCCTTGCGCGACCTCGACGACGCCGGCCTGGACGTATCCGTCGGTGTTATCGGGATCGTCGAATTCGACGGTGATGGCACGGGCGAGGTAGATCTGGTCCAGCAGCATCGGCCGATGCCAGGCGGTGTCAGCCAGCTGCTCGACCGTGTACTTGCTGTCCCACCAGTTGTCCTCTTCCCATTCCGGAGAGCCGGGCAGTTCGGCGGCAGGGAAGACGGGCGGCCAGACCTCGATCCAATCGCTGTCGTAGATGATCGGGCCGATCAGTGTCTGCGTGCCGGTGCCGGTGGTGGTGAAATTGATGGCGTTGGTGCCGGCAAGCGCGTCGGCCTCGGTCGGATACAGCTTCAGCGTGGCGCCGCTGACCGATCCGGCATAGTAGATGTCGCCCCGTACAACCTGCGGCGTGCTGGTCGGCAGGGCGTCGCTGCCGCCGTAGCTGGTGTGGACGATGCACTGGGCGCCGTTGATGCAGCGGTGCCCGGTCGCCGTGATGACGTCGGTCCCGGTGTTGACGGTCCAGGTCACCGGCGCGGCGCCGTAGAGCCGTGCCCGAAACATGGCCTGCAGGGTCAGGTTGTGGTTGCAGATGCCGAGCACCTTGGTGCCGCGGTCGCGGTCCAGCGTCGCCACCACCATGAGGTCGTCGGCGTCGAGGCTGCGGGACCGCCAGACCCGGGACAGCGGGTAGATCGAGAGGTTGCTCGCGGGATAAAGCGCCTCGCCGGGGCCCGACCAGGTGACGCGATCCGTCCATCGCGGGAAACCCACGACGCAGTTCCAGGAGTTGGCCATGATCAGCCCCAGACGGTGTATGTGGCGCGACGGGTGGCGTCGTCGTATTCGATGCGCCCGACGACGGCGAGGCGGCCCGAGGCGAGGCCCCAGCGGTGGTAGACGATGCTGATCACCGATAGCTCTTGGATCAGCGCCACGGCGGGCTCATCGAGGTTGGTCGAGACGCGGATCCAGCACGGCTTGTCGGCACCGATCCGGCCGAACATCGCCTGCAGCCTGGCGGCCAGCGCCACAGCCGCGGTGCGGTCGCCGATCGCCGATCGATAGGTCAACTTGCGGGCGTTGCTGTAGGCGTCGAGGACGTCGGTATCCACCTCGGTCGTGGCCTTGCGGTATTCCTTTTCGAGCCAGGCCATGCGGGTGAGATCCACGCCCACTGCGCCGTAGACCTGGTCGCGGTTCTGTACCGTGAAATTGCGGTCGTATTCGACGGTGATCTGCTGGCTTGGTGCCCCGCTATCGCTCGGCGCCACGATCTCGACGCCAACGATCGGCAGGTCGTGTTCGGTCGTCGCCACCCCTGGCCCGAATTCACGGAACGTTGCCACCGGATCGCCGGCCGGCAGCCCGACCTGCCGGATCCGCCAGATGTTGTCGGCGTCACGCCACGGCACCGCGGCGGCCGACGACGTGATCTCGTCGAGAGCGTCGCGGCGCTTGACCTCATCCGGGCCCAGCCATAGCCGCGCCTCGGCCGGGAAATCGGTATCCAGCGTGGCGATGTCGGATGCCGAGATATCCGCGGGATCGACACCCCAGGAAACCAGCAGCCGCTTGAAGATCTGGCCGACCGTGCGCGCCGCAGTGTTGGCGCCCTCGACGACGTCCATCGTGACCTGCCCGTTGGCGGCGTCGGCGAACGCCGGCCGGGCGAAGGCACCCTCGGGGCCGATGTAGTAGTCCCAATGCCCGGCCGATGCAGAGTTGGCCAGCAGCAGCGCCAGCGAGGCGCGAGCGGTGCCGACGGTCATCACGGCGCCGCGGATCATGAAACGGACGCGGGCGTCGGATGTCGGCGGCAGCATGTTCGCGCCACCGAACTGGAATATCGGCTTGTTCTTGTTGACGCAGGGGACCGAGACGTTCGGGCAGTAACCGAAACCCAGCGGCTTCCAGAGATCCTTGATGTCGCTGTCGCCCTCGACGCCCTCGGGCGGCGCGTTGTTGCCGAGGTATTGCGTCAACTGCGCCGTCTTGTCGACGAGGTCGGCGACGGCGTCACGCCATCGGAACGTGATCTGGGCGCCATCGGCAGAGAATTCGAAGGTCTCCAGCGGGCCGGCGTAGATCACGACGGCGTCGGCATAGTCGGCGTCCTGGTCGACCAGCAGCAGGCGGGCGTCCAGCCCGGCCACGGAGCAGCCGTTGGCCTGCAGCCGGTCATAGGGATAGTCGCCGCCAGGGTCGAGCGGTAGCGCCGACAGCACGATCTCGCCCAGCGCCATCTTGCCGGTACCGAATTCGCGGTCGTCGGTCCAGATGGTGCGGTCGAGATCGGCCGCCTTGATGACGGACGGCGCGAAGTAGCCCGGGGCGTCAGGCGCCGAAAACCCGGTCCCGGAACAGGCGTAGATCGCCTCGGCCGACACGGTCACCGGATCGACGAACGTGATCTCGACGAGGTAGATCCGGGACATCGCCACCTCGGGTTGTTAACACTCGCCGGTTGTGAAGCTTGACCGCCGTGCAAAGACATGCTGGCTTATCCGCCGTCCAATCAGGGAGGGCGCGATGCTTAAGGCGGTCGGGGCGGTGGTGATGGTGGTCGGGCTGGCGGGGGCTGCGGGGGCGGAGGAGGCCCCGCTCATCCAGCATTCAGACCAGTTGCAGTTGGGTGCCCGTGGCCGGGCAGCCGACTTGGTGCCGGGCCCGTCGACGTGGACACCGTTTCAGGCGAATGGCTGCTTCATCTATTACGATGCGACCTTGCGCCACTATGTGACACAGATGAACACGACGGCCGGGCGCTCATTCTCGGTGCTGGACTTCGACAACGCGGCGCGGCAGGCGTTCCATTCGGCCTGCCTCGCAGGCGCAACCGTCTTCTTGGGCACCTTCACCTACAGCGACGGAACGCCTGGCTGGAACAATATCTACATGGTGCCGAAGCAGTAGGGGCTGGCACCCGATCAGCGGGCCACCCCTGCCCGTTTCACCGCCCGCGCCGTATCGGCCTGCTGCCGCGCATTGACGCCCAGGCCCTGAACATTCGCCTCGCCGGCAGCGACGGCAATCCGATTGCCGGTTTCGGTGTTCTTCTCCACGGCGGCGCTGCGCCGTTCCAGTCGCTCCAGCCGGTCCACGACTTGCCGTAACAGTGCCGCGGTCTGGTCGTTCGCGGCCATCGTCGGCATGCGGGGCATGTCAAAATTGCGGACCGTCGGCATCAGCATCGAGCGGGTCTGTTCGTTGGACCAGTACCGGGCTGGGCCGGTGGCCTCCAACTCGGGGCCGCGTTCGCCGACCAGGCGCAGGCCGCCGGCGTGCATGCCGCCCATGGCGAATGACGGCGAGCCGCCAAGTTCCCAGATGCGGACGCGGATCGCGTCGGCCTCGGGCGCGCCGGTCGAGGCATTCATTCCCTTGTAATACTGCTCGCCGATCTGGTTCAGCACCTTCCAGTCGGTGATCGCGCGAATGATGTCGTTCCTGGTGTTGCCGAACTGCTCCTCGCTCAGGCGACGGATGTCGTCGTTCGAGAGCGTCGGATTGTTCCGCTTCAGGTCCGAAACATAGGTCGTGTTCTGGGCTGCCAACCCCTCGAACCGCGCCTTCAGCGCCGCATTGGCCGTCGTCCCGGCATTGGTCTTCTCGGTCTCCGCCGTGGTCTTCGCGGCCTGGGCGGCGGCGAGCTGCGCGGTCGCCTCCTCGATCGACAGCGTCGACTTGCCGATTTCCTTCAGCTTGTCCAACTGGCCCTGGGCGAGACGGGTCTGCTGCTGGGCGAGCGTTTCGGTCGTGCTGAGCGTGCCGGTCACCTCGTCGAACAGCTTGGCGTAGTCGGCGTTGGGGCCGTAGTAGGCCATGGCCGCCTGCAGGTATTGCTGGGCATAGCCGCCGAGCTTCGCTGCGACCTCCGGGTCCGATGATCCAGCCTTGGCCGTGTTGTAGAATCCCTGCGCCGTCAGCATCTGCTGATAGCTGTCCTTCGGCGACAACTGGCCGACCAGGATCTGTTCCCGGGCTGACTTCAGGCTTTCGGCGGCACTCTTCCAGGCCGAGACCTGTTCGTTGATGGCCTGGGTTGCGGCGCTGCGAGCCTCAGACAGTGCCTGTTCGGCTTTGGCGACATCTTCGGTCGCCTTGTCCAGCTTCTTGTCGGCAAACGTCATCAGCGACGTCTGCTTGGCGATATCGACGCTGGCCAGCGACTGGATGATGGCGGCTTGCTTCTGCGCGGCGGCCTGCGCGGCCTGGACTGCCTGGGAATAGGCCAGCGCCTCAGCTTCAAGCTGTTGGGTATGCTGCAACTGGAGGCGCATCGCCTCATCCATGCCGCTATGCTCGGCGTCCCACATTTCCTGCCGGTGTCGCGACTGCATGCTGGCCGTTTCCGCAGCCTGGGCATCCATGCGGCCAAGCGTGACCAGCGCAGCATTCTTACGGTCGGTCATAGCCTCTTGTGACCGCTGCGTCTGCTCCGCCTGTTGTACCCTCAGCGCCTCTTCCTCGATCAGTTGGATCGATTTCATGCGCTCAAGGTTGAGTTTCGACATGCCGGCCGCCTCGGCGTCGATGTACTCCTGTCGATGCCCTTCCTTCATCGCATCAACGGCCATCTGGTTGGCCGTGACGCCGCTCCTGGCCCCATAGGCCATCAAGGAGGCTGACTGCTGGCGCTGATTGAGCCCGAACGTCGTCCGCCGATCCGTCTCGTCCCACCGCGCATTGATCGCCGCAGCCTGAGCGGTATTGGCCTTGTCGATCGCGGCTGCGGCCTGTTCGGCGGTGAGGCCCGTGGCGATCAGCGCGTCGCGGAATGACCCCATCTGCGCCTTGGCCTGAGCAAGCTCGGCATCCCGGCCGGTCAGCATGTCGCTGCTGCCGGGGACGATGGCGTTGCCAGACGGGTCGAGGCCCATCATGCCGTAGAGGCTCTGCTGTTGGGTCAGCGCGGCCTGTTTCGCCTGGGTGCTGCCGGCGCCGAAATACTCGACGGCCTGGTCGATGAAATCCTTCGTGGTCTTGGCCAGCGACTTGCCGGCGTCACGGGCCGCGATCTCCCATTCGAGCGTCTGCCGGGCCAGCGTGTTGACGCCCGCTGCGGCGCGCTTTGCGGCATCGTCAAAGCCGGCCGCGTACTCCAGCATCTTCATGACGCCCTCGGCGTCATCCGCCTTATAGGCGCCGCTCGACAGCCGCCCGAAGGCATCCTTCAGCGTGCCGGTCGCGCCGGTGAGGTAGCTCTGCCCTTCCCGGCCGGCGAAGAACCGCTGGAACCACTCGTTGATGTCTTTGGGACCATCGAACGTCGACGTCTTGCCGATCAGCCCGATAGGATTCGACGCGTCACCGAAGCCGCGTGCCAGCAATGCCTCGTCCAGGCCGAGCCCGAACTTGTCGATGATGGCGTTGACGGTCTGGACGGCCTGCTGGACCTGGGCGATTTCCTTGGAGTTGTCGTAGCCGTCGAGGCTGGTGTTGATGCCGACGGAGAGGCGGCCGTTTTTGACGGCGCCGAGTTCCGCGTTGCCGAGGGGGCGGGATTCGTCGCCACCAAGCAGGCCGCCGAGGACGGAGCCGCCGAGACCGCCAAGGATCGCCCCGATGGGGCCGCCAAGCAACAGGCCGGCACCGGCACCGAGGCCGCCGCCGATGCTGCCCGTGGTGCTGTTGCCGCCCATCAGCGAGGCCAGCAGCCCGCCGCCGGCAAAACCGAGACCGGCGGCACCGAGAAGGCCGGTCAGGCTCGTTGCGCCGAACAGGCCGCCGGTGCTGGTCGCCGTGCCCATGGCGGTGCCGGAGACGCCGCCAGGGATGCCGGCGACGCCCAGCGCGGTATGGGCCGCCATCGGCGCGGCGTAGGACGAGGCGAACCCAAGCGACGACCCGATGCCGTTGATCCACGACGTGACGCCGCTGAAGGCGTCGCCGACGAACGTGCGGGCCATGCCGAGGATGTCGGTGATGGGCGACATGATCGAGCCGAGGCTGCCGGCTCCAGCCGCCGCCCCAGGCGCGCCAGCGATGCCGAACAGTTGCGGCACGGCGCCAACAATGCCGGTCGGGATCGGCTGGAAGATCGGGCGGAACAGCAGCTCGCGCTTCAGCGTCTCGATCGCGGCGAGGCCGTAGTCGCGCAACGACTTCGCGAAGTTCTTGCCGCCGTTCTGCCCGGCCTGATTCAGCATATTGGCGAGGTCGTCGAAGAGCTGCTTGCCCTTGTCGCGGATCTCGCCGAGGCGGCGCGTCTCGGCCTGGGTCTTGATGATTTCTTCAGCGAGGCGGATCTGCCGCTGGATCTCGTCGTCCGAGGCGTTGACGTTCTCGCGCCGAATGGCGACCTCGGCTTGCTTCAGCGCCAACGCCTGTTCCATGGCGGCGCGCCTGGAGGGATCGGCCTCCGCAGCGATCTCGCGCTCAGCCAGGGCGATGCCTAGGTTCTGCTGCTGCTGGTACTCGAGGGCGGCGGCCTTCCGGCTGGCTTGGCGGCGAGCCTCGATGTCGATCTGCTCTTCAGTCTTCTTGATCTGGCGCTCAAGCGCGGCACGCACCTTCTCGTCAGTTGCCGCCTCCAGTTCGGCGCGGGCCTTGACCGTCGCCGACCGCTTCTTCTCCGCAAGTTCGTAGTCGGCGACGGCCTGGGCGCCCTTCTTCTCGGCCTCGATCGCAGCGACCAGAGAGGTATTCATCTCGACGAGATCGGCGTTGCGTTTCGCGAGATCGGCAGCCGTGGCGGCGGCATTGGTATTGCGGATCTCGATGGCGAGGCGCGCCTCGTTCACCGCAGTCTTGCCGGCGGCATCCCCGTGCGCCTTCATCTTGGCCGCGGCGATCTCGGCCGCGCCGCCGCCCTTCTCCCAGGCGTCGGCCAAGGCAAGGTTGCCGGCGATGGCGGCCCGAGCCGCGTTCGACTGCTGGGCCACGGCGTCGGCCGCCTGACCGTACAGCTTCGCCTCGATCTGGCTCTGGTAGAGGCCCTTCTCGGTCTCGGCGATCAGGCCCTTGCGGACCATGCCCTCGGCCTCGATCGCAGCCTGCACCTTGTAGCGGGCAGCCGGCGAGGCGGCGAGGATGCGCTGCTCGTCCTTCAGGGCGCGGTTGTAGTCATCCAGGTCTTTCTTGCGCTGGTCATCGACGAGATTCGATGCGGCCTTTGATGCCGCATCGGCCGCTGCGGAGAGGGCGACGGCGCGACCAGGGTCCGAGACCTGCAGCGCGGCGAACTGCGCGCCGGTCTCGATGCCGTTGGCCTTCAGGTAGTCGACGCGAGCTTTTTCCGCCGCCGCGAGTTTCCGCTGCTCGATCTCCGATAGCCTCAACTGGTCGGTCTGCTGCCGATACGCCGCCAGCGTCTCGTCCAGAGAGGCGTTGAGCTTCACATTGGCGTCGTACTCGCGCTTGTAGACATCCTGGCGCAACTGCGCCTGTTCCGACTGACCGCCTCGCAGCGCCCGGTCTCGCCGTTCTTCAAGGTCGGCGATTTCCGCAAGTATCTTCTTCAGCCGCTCAGCGTCGGCGTCCTGAAACCACTGGCCCAGCAACCCGCCCTGATTGCGCGAAAGCTGAAGGCGGTCACGCTCGGCCAGCAAATCCCCAAGCCGCTCGTTGTCTGATTTTGGCGCAGTCGAATCCAGCAGCTTGGCGATGCCGTTATAGATCGCGGCAAGCTTCTCGCTGGCCCCGATCGCCTTGTCGAGCCGGGCCAGGAAGGCATCCCAGGCGTTGCCCATCCGGGTCTGGGCGCGCTCCACGGTGTCGGGGAACTGGGCGAACAGCGCATTGGCCTTGTCGCCCTGGGCCAGGATCGCCTTGAACACCTTATCGGCAGTCAGCTCGCCGGCGGCGCCCATCTCGCGCAGCCGGCCGACACTTGTGCCGAGGCCATCCGCGATTGCTCGGGCCAGAAGCGGCATATTCTCCAGGATTGAGCGTAGCTCGTCCCCCTGAAGGACGCCGGACGCCAGGGCCTGCCCCAACTGCTGGGCGCCGGATGCCGCTTCCTGCGTCGAGGCGCCGCCGGCCACGGCGAACTTCTGGATGGTCTCGGTCAGCTTCAGCACGTCGGAGCGGGTGGCGCCGAGGTCCTTGGCCGCCATGCTCATGCGGCCGAAAAGCTGGACGCTGGCCTCGAGCGGGGCGCCGATGCGCTGGGCGGAATCGTAGATCGATCCGAACGCGGCGGCGGCGCCCTCGGCCGAGCCGGTGGCGACCTTAAGCGCGCCCTCAAGTTGCTTGATCTTCTCACCGGCCGGGATGATGGCGCCGAGGCCGGCGGTAATGGTGCCGAGCGCGACACCGACGGCGATGCCGATCGGACCCAGGGCGGACAGCGCGCCGCCGACGGCGCCAAGGCGGCCGGTCAGCGATGATGCGGCGCCCTCGATGCTGCCCAGGGCGGAACCGTAGCCGCGCAGCCCGGCGACATTGTCGTTGGCGGCCTGTCCGATGCGGGCGAATTTGTCCCGCGTGGCGTCAAGCTGGGCCTGGGCCGATGTCGAGATTCGGACAAATTCCTCGATCGAAATCTTGTTCTGCTGCCAGGCCCGCGCCGCCCGGTTGATGGCGTCGTTGGTCTTGTTCGTCGCGGCCTGGAACTGGTCGGTGCGGCCGAGCAGCCGTTCATAGCTGGTGGTCGCCGCGGAGGCCTCGGTGCGGGTTCGCGCGAAGGCTTCGGCCTGCGCCTTCTCGGCGTCGCCCAGCGCGCCGAACGACGACGCCAGCTTCTTGTTCAGCGCCTCGATCTCGGTGGCCCCGGTGCGGTACCGGGATGGGTCGAGATTGGGGACGATATCGGCGACGCGGATCGGATTAGCCATTATCGCCCCCTTTCTTCTTCGCTGCGTTGCGGGTCTGTGTCTCGAGGTGGTCGGCGGCGATACGGACGTATTCGCGGTCGATCGCCGTGAGGGTCAGCGTCTCCCAGCGCTCGGGAAGCGCGCCGGTCAGGGCTGCCCAGGCCTGGATTTCCGACGCCGGGATGTGGGTCGGCCCCGACATGCCGGCCGGCCGGAACGCGGCGATCTGGCAGTACCAGGACCAGAGGTAGGCGGCGGTGTCGGGCAGTGCCGGACCGGACGGCGCCTTGAGGCCGCGCTGGCGGGCGGCGGCGGCGAGGTGTTCGCCGACCGCCGCACCGCCTTGACGGAGATCCTGCTGGAAGCGGAACTTCGCGTAGTCGATCAGCCGGCGGACGACGCCGGCACGAAGTTTCCCCGGTCGCGGGCATGGGCCAGGACCGCCTCGCGGATCCAGTTCAGCGCCGGTTCCGAATAGAGGTCGCGGGCATTGTCCGCCGTGAACGGGACGTCGATGACGGCCCCGTCGAGGCCGACCAGGAACCAGCCGGTCGTCGCCGCCGCGAGGCGGGCCGGTACTTCCTCGTTCAGGTCTTCGATCGACAGCTTGCCGATCTCGATCCTGTTGCGGCCGATTTCGAGGTCGGCGGCGTGGACCTTGGCGGAATCCAGGGACAGGACATCGACATAGGCCTGCCGGCCCTCACCGTCGACCAGCGGGCGCTTGGTCACGGGATGCTTCAGCAGGCAGCGGGAGGCACGCTCGGTGGCGAGCGCCAGGGCGGCGAATTTGGACATTGGTCACCTTGTCGGGATGGTGGGCGGCCGGCCCCCGACAGCGCCGACCGCCCGTCTCTTGCGAGACCTCGCCAGTGGCGAGGATTTTCCGCCTGTCGGGGCGGATCTCGTCACCAGGCGGTATCGACCATCCTGATCAGCGTGTTCTGCACGCCGGCCGTCGAGCCTTCGTAGGTCGAGGCCTCGTAATTGCAGGTGATGATCTTGCCGAGGTCGCCGCCGTCCGATTCCTCGGCCGAGTTCAGCTTGACCCTGGGCAGATAGAAGGACATCGCGGGGGTGTTCACCGCCGACGTCGCCGTGAGATAGGCGAGGATGCCGAATTCGGTCTCGTCGTCGAACAGGGCCAGGACATCGGCGCCGTTGCCGTCGAACAGGAACGTCAACTGGCCGGTGATGTTGGCCTCGCCGATCAGGATGTCCGGCATCAGCCCGTTGGCACCGACAACGGCGGGACCGCGGAGATCCATGGCATAGGTCGCCGACAGGCCGGTCAGCACGCCGATCGCCGACCCATTGAGATCGACGTAACCGTTGACACCGGCCAGGATGCCGGAGGTGGTCTGCGCCGTCGGCGACGTGAAGAACGGCGCGTTGGTCGCCTCGTAGACGACGCGGTTGCGGCCCAGCACGTTGAAATTGATGGAGGCGTTGTCGGTCGGCGGCAGGTTGAGGGCCCAGCCGCCGATGCGCGCTTCGGTGTAGAGCCGGGCGACGTCGATTTCGGGGTTGTAGACCTCGAATGCCGCCTTGCGCGAGACGAAGCCGGTCAGCGGCCGGTACAACGCCTTTTTCGTCGTCAGCGTGAACGAGGTGTCGGCCGACATCGTGTCCGGCGCCGGGTAGACCGTGATTTCACGGTTCGAGGTGCCGCCGAACGACTTGACCAGGAAGTTCTTCGCGTTGTTGTCGGCGTCGCTCATGCTGGCCAGCGTGAAGATGTCACCGACGCGAAGGCCGAGGGCGACAGGATCGCCACCGGCCGCGGTGAACTTCGACGTCGCGTTGTCGGCCGACAGGCTGGTCAGTTGCGACGGGCTGAGCACGACGGCCGAGCCCCGGGTGCCCTGCAGCGATGCCTCGAACAGATCGCCCTGGGTGCCGCAGGACAGCAGGCCGTTGATCGTGGCCGGGGCCTGGCGCATGCCGTGCCGACCCATGGCGCGGTTGCGATCCGACCGCTTCTCGTTGGCGTTGAAGGTCGCCTTCGAGATCTGGAAATTGTGGCTGACATGCCGCAGGTTCTGCGCGCCGCTGGCGCCGGGATCGCTGGCCGGTGCCGGTTCCGTCGACGACATCGTCGGCGAAGCGTAAAACTTGTAGGACAGTCGTTCCGCGATATTTTCGGCCAACGCCATGGCGGGGCTCCTAACGAAAACGGCGCCCACGAAGGGCGCCGTCGAGACCCTTGCCCAAGGGGTCGATCGGTCAGGCCGGCGCGGGCGTCACGCCGACAGGATCGGTAGCAATCAGCCGATGAGATCGAACTTGATGTCGACCAGAACTTCGGTGCGGCGATAGCCGGCGTTGTTGCGGTCGCGGCCGGCATCCACCACGGCGGCGCCGAAGCAGGTCAGGTCGGCGACGCGATAGCCGCGGAACCAGGCGGAAGCGATGTCGCCGACGCGCAGCCCCATGCCGGCGCCGCGCGTCGCGGAGGTGTAGATCAGCACGGCAAAGGTGCCGGTCGACATCCAGCGGTTGCGGCCGATGCCTTCGCCGAATTCGATCGCCTGTTCGCCTGGGTCGAACTCAACCATGCAGAAGGCGTGCGGCGCCGGCTCGTCGGGCAGCGGGCCGTAATTGTCACCGTCCCAGCGGACCTCGATCGCCTCGCCGTCTGCGGTGAAGGCGCCGGCGGCGACGAGGGCGTCCATGCGGGCCCGCAGCGCGACGAGGACTTCGTTGCGGGTCATGCCAGGTAGCCGAGACCAGATGCGGCGCCGGGTATCAGGCGCAGCGCCGGGACACGGACGACCTCGCCCTTGCTGCGGGCGTTCGACCAGTAGGAGCGCGAGATCAGACCGCGACGGTGGCCGCTGGAAAGGTTCGTGTTCTTGTAGACCCGCTCGACCAGGCGGAGGCGGCCCTGGATGGTGTAGGACGAGGCTGGCGGGATCTCGACATAGGGGTTAAGCACCCAGGCGACGTTCTGCCACTTCCGGAACAGCCGGCGCTTGACCGAGCGGTAGAGAAAACGGTCGACGTCGGAGACGAATTTCGTGCCGTCCTTCTTGAGTCCGACCTCGATGCGACGGGCGTAGACCAGCGGGCTCGCGATGAGGACGTCGTCGGTTTCCGCCAGCGTCGCCGGCAGGGAGCCGACCTCGGCCCCGTTCAGGAAAATCTTGTGGCTGCGGGCGTACTCGCCGCTGTCGCGGGCCGAGCCGGCGCGCAGCAGGTCCAGCGCCTCGGCAACGATCTCGTGACGGTAGTCGTAGAGGTACCGGATGTAGCCGGGCAGCGTCAGCGATTCCTCGGGCGCCTGGACCTGCCCGTTGACGACGCGGTGATTGCCGGGCTGCTTGCCGCTGCGGGCGGATTGTTCGCGCAGGATCTCGGCGTTGACCTGTTTCGCATAGGCGATCGTGGCGAGGCGGGCCTGTTCGTCGATCGCCTTGCCGACATCCGCCGAGAAGGTGCGGGAAAAATCGGCGAACGACGTCATTGTCAGCCCCTGACGATGAGATCGAAACGGATCAGGGTCGACCCGTTCCAGGTCGGCACCGCCGCCCGGATCGCGCGCCGCTTGCCGCCGACATAGCAGCCGTCGCCGTCCTGCGGCAGGCGGGCCAGCAACGGCGAGCCCGGCAGTGCCGCCGGCCATTGCAGACGCTCCAGGTCGGCCGGGTTGATCGCCAGCACGGTCTCGCCGACCTGCAGGCCACCGGGCAGTTCCTCGGGGGCGTATTTCCGGGCGAAACCACGGATCGCGGCCTGGAACTTGGACTGGATCTCGGTGCCGGTGACGCGCTCCAGCACGATATCCTGGCCGTTGCGCCGCAGCTGTGTCGCCAGCATGCGCCGAGCCGTCGCCGGGGTCATCGGACGGCAGCCCGCAGCGCCAGGACGGTGGATCCGGTGTAGGTGCCGGTGGACACGACGACGGCGCGGAGCCGGTCGCCGATGGTGCCGTCCAGCGCGGTATTGTCTGCCAGCGCGGCGTTGGTCGGCGTCGCCGGGGTCAGGCGCGGCGTCAGGCCGGAGACGGTCATGACCTTGACGGCGCTGGTCGTCGCGAAGGCGAAGCAGGCGATGTCGATCCAGGTCGTGCCGTCGTCGAGGCTGGTCTGGACGTATGCCTTGACGGTGGTGCCGTCGGCACCGACGGCCAGCCGGGCATGCAGCGT